ACCTTTTTCTTTAGCATCAGATACAGCTGCGCCAAATGCATTACCTTCGGATTTTTCTCCTCTACTATTCCAAGAAGATTCTATTTTATTAAAGAATGATTTTTTTTCTTCATCACTCATTTGAGATATTGATTTTCCAGATTTTTCTAAAGCCTTTTTAAAAAATTGTTGATATTCTTCTTCCTCAATCATTACTTCTTTTACTAATTCTTTAAGTCTATCTTTTGTTATAGTTTCTTTTTTCATTGGTAATCCTTTATGTTTTGTAGATGCAAAATCTTTAGCATCTTTTTTTGTCATTGAATCTGCTGCTTTTTGTACTTCAGCAGATGGTGCATCAATATCACCTTTTTGAGTGGCATGTACCATACCCATAAATCTTTGTTGTGCTTTAGATACTGCTGGCATATTACAATTTTCTCATTTTTTCCGTAATTCCCATTAACCTTTCTCTGATTTTGTATAGGGCTGCATTTGTTCTTTTCCAGTAATCTTCTTTTTTAAGTCCGTTTTCAGTCTTAATTTTAGAGTACCAATTTACAAACTTCTCTATTTCAGAAAGTTGTTTATGTATATTAGAAACACCCCTACCAACTTTTGCTTTTGGTGAGGACATTTCTCTTTTTAATTCTAACCAACGATTTTCAGCTACAATCATTCCACTAATATCCGCTACTTTTTCATTATCAATTTTTTTAGCTGCGGTTGGTTTTAGAGGAAGTCCTTCTTTTCTACTAGCAGGTACATCACCTAATGCATAATCTTTTTCACCTTCTTTAACAATCGTACCACCTGTAACACTAGCCAATCTTTTATTTTTCTTTTTCTCAGAGCCAGGCTTTGTAAATGCAGCAGGTGTATCGTAACCTGCAATATCTCCTGTTACTGTCATTTCTTCCAAAGTTTTTTGGATATATTTTTCTCTGATATACTTACGAATGGCCTCTTTTAATCTAGCTTCCATTATTTTATTTTGGATTTTAGTTCTTTAATAAGCTCATAAGAAAGCATTATTGATGAAACTTGAGAATCAGATACAGTTTTTCCAATTTTCATTTTATCTAAAATGGATATGGTTTCTGAAAGTTTGATTTGTGTAACTTTATCTTCTAATTTTACTTTAATACCCTCTAATTCAGAAATTATATTTGGTAATTCTTTTCCAACATAATCTGTAAATTTAGTGGTATTAGTAATATTATTGATATATTCTTTCAACAAATTTTTTTGTGAATTGTCTAAATTAGTGTATTTTTTGTTGAAAGTTTCTACTAGAATCTTATATGTAAGTAATCTAAGGTCTTTATCTTGTTGTTTATAGGATTCAATCAATTTTTTATCTTCGGTTGGTTGAGTTTGTTGAGCTGGTTTAGAAGTGATGTTTTCAATTAGGGTAATTTTAGAATTAAAGATATCTTTGATATCATATCCTTCTGCTCTTTTAGATTCGAATACTTTATATATAGATGCTAATACTTTATAGTTAGAAATAGGGGAACTAAGGAATTGTTCAATTTCAAATTTTGCTGAAATTTCTTTAATAAGATTATATTTTTCTTTTGAAAGATTGGATATATTAAGTTTACTATGTGCATCACACACAGTTTCTACTAATTTATCAGCTTTTGTTTCTGAATTATATTTTTCTTTAAGAAGTATATCATATAGACGTAATTCTTTGTTCAACTCCGTATTAGGAGCAAAGAATTCAGCCACTATTTTCTTTGCGTTTTCAGACTTATCTCCATTAAGAATTTCAAGCGTTATCTGCCTTACTAAAAGCTCAAATAACACTCCAGTATTCTTAAACTTTGAGTGTTTAATTTTTTTCATTTACTTACCCTATATTTATTCTACCCTATAAATTAACACATATAAATATAAACAAATTTTTCTTTATTAAATTTTAGTTTCATCTAATAGGTTTTTTTCATCAAGCATACCTGATTTTTCGTTCAAAAACTTCTTTTTTGATGAAATTCCATTTATATATTCACGTGCTAGTTTTTTAGCGTTTGTATTTAATCCTCTATCTTCTCTTTTTCTTTCTTTATGATAATCATCATATCCCAATGGGTCTCTACCATATGGATGTTTATCTTTACCATAGGTATTTCCCTCTTTAGGTCTACCAACTCCTCTATTAAGTTCTATTTCAGTTTTTAATTTACTTATTTCTTCCTCAACATTTTGCTGTTGTGGTGGATTTGCTGGGTCCTGTCCTTGTTGTTCGATTGATGTCTGTCTAAAGCGGTCTTTAAGGTCTAATATCACTTTAGCTCTTTCAATATCAATTTCATCTTGTGATAATGAAAATACATTATTATAAGTCCAATCAGATGATAACATATTTAATGCTTTAACATCACTTGCCAATCTAACTTTTTCAGTCCACAAATTAACCTTTTCTTGCTCATATATTGTAGAAGCATTTGTTAAATTTAATTCAAAATTCGTCATTTCAGAATCTTCAATACCATTTGCTGCCAAATGAACAACTGCCATTTTAGCTAATTCACTTACAACTGTTCGTTGAATTCTTTCAATAGTTCTTGCAAAACGTACATCTTCTGCAGCTAATGTTGCTTTACCATTTACATTTTCATCATAAGATAAGTAAGCTTTTGGTACTCTTAAAGCTGCAAATAATTTGTTTTTAAGATAATCAATATCTTCGATTGCTGCATAATCTAATCCTTGCAAATTATCAATAGTTGTACCACTATCACTACCACGTACAGGAAGGAAGAAATCTTCAGTAAGATTTTGTATATTGTATTTTAAATTATAATCTCCTGTATTTTTATCAACAAATGGGGTTTTCTTCATTTTATTGATAATCTTCTGCATATAGTTATCCACTTCTTGCGGTGGAATATTACCTATATCTATTTTAAATACTCTTTTTTCAGGTGCTCTCATAATACGATGGATTAACATCGCATCCTCCATAAGAGATAGTTGTTTCCAAATTCTTCTTGCTCCTTCAACCATTGATTTACCATATGGAAGAAAATTAGTATCTGATAACATACGAAAATGGGCCATCTCATATTGCTCATATTCTTTTTTACCAAATCTGTCCAACTCTACCCTATATTTAACGTAATCAGGATTATTAGGGTCAGTACCCTCTAATCTCTCTACATTATAAGTTGAGTGAGGTGCTACATTGATTATACCTTTACCAGGAAGAATTTCTAATGCTACAAATGCATCACCATATTTTACCAAATTTCTAATCCAAGGCCACAAATTAAATTCTATGTTCATAATATCATAGAATAAATTATGAAGCATTTCTCTTACATTCTCATTTGTGGATTTAATCTGAAGTACATCACCATATTCGTTTTTAGTTGTACTTTCATCTGCATATATATCAAGTGCTGAACCTATAATTGGGTCCATATCCATAGCATCATAATCTCTAAAAAGTTCTCTACGAACTTGATGGTATGCCATTGATTGTGCACCCTGATGGGTTTCGAAGTATGAACGTTGTAACTTTGTGTACCTATCTCTTAGGTTTACAAAATTTGTATTTGATTGTCTATCTTCAACATCTATAACTCTACGTTTACCATCTTTATCAACAGTTACTATTGCATTCGTTGAAAATAATTTTTTAAGTCTCCCAAAGAAACTTCTATCGTCTTGGAATTGTTCTGCCATAATTTATTTTACCATTTTCTACAAGACCAATATCTTGCTTTTGTTCTCGGACCAGGATTATCACAATTGTGTCTAGCTCTAAAGTTTGCTCTCCTGCCAGGGTTATTCTTTTTGATTTTCATACCCTTCTGACCGAAGTTTACTTTAATAACTTTACCAGTCTTAGGGTTTTTTACATATACCTTAAATTTCTTTACATCACCGGCTGTTGGTTTACCCAATTTTACCTCTCTACCTTGATACTCTGCTTCGTAAACACAACCACAATTAGCCTCATCTAATGAAGTTTGATAAGATTTAAGATATGCAATAAAATCATCCATATCTTCTTGCTCAACATCTAATTCATCATAATCATCTAATGGGTTATCTGCCGGTGTATCTCCTTTTGAGTATGCTTTATCAATATACTCATCTTCTTTTAGAATATTTGTTAGTTTAATCATTTTGGTTTCCTTTTATTTTGACATATATCATAAATATCAGTATTTATCAAAACCCTACATTTTATAACCATTGCGATAGGTCTTCAATATCATTTCCAATTTTCATTTTCCAAGGATTATCATCTCTATTAGTAGGACCATAAACTCCTTGATATTGAGTATTTGCAGAAATATTACCTAAAGCCGTTTTTGTAAGGTCAATACCTTCTTGTCTTAGACGAAGTGCAGTATCCCTAACCCATAATCCAATACTAAATGCCATTGTCAAATCATCATTATAACTTTTCAAAGCTTCTGCTCTACCATTATGAAATATAAATGTAAACAATTCATCTATCAACCGATTAGAACGAATTGTAACCGCTTTTTCTTTAAAATATTCATCTAATTTTGATATAATAAGTGGTCTTGTCTTAATCGTTGTAGAAAATCCAGCAACCATCTGTCTTTCATCCGTACGGTATTTATTTTTCATTTGGTGCTCAACATCTACATATTTTAAATCTTTACTCATATAGAATAAGTTTTTATATTGCCTATCTATACATTGCTGAATACATGCCCATCCAATATTTGAGTTTTCAACAACTAATAAAGCATCGTTATATTCAGTAGAAAGATTTACCAAAAAATTTCCAAAATCTTTTGTATCAATTTTACCTCTATACTCAGCTACCTGAATTGCATTTATAATATCCATAACATGGCATGCCGAATAGTCAGAACCATCACCTCTTGCTACGTCTGCTACAACCATATAAGAACCATTTGCTGTTGGATATTCCCATCTCCACAAATTGCCATCGAATCCAGTTTTTTCTATGGGGTCTTGACAATATGTTTCTTTATAAAACATTAATATATCAGGATCAATTACAGTATCACCAGAAGATACAAAATCACAATCACACTCTTGGGCTGCTTTTTTTGGACCTAATAATTTTTCTTGTTCATCTCTCCAATTTTTGTCTCTCTCAGGATGAACTGTCCAATGTAGTTTTATGGTATTAAATGGATTAATTCCATCCTCTGCACCTAACCAAGTTTTATGAAACCAATTACCTACTCCATTTGGTGTTGATAATGCTATACAACTACCTCCCGTTGCAAGTGTAGATTGAGCGGATACCCAAATATCATCTATTTCTTCAATAAATGCTGCTTCATCAAATATTAATAGTGATAGTGCTTCCGAACGTCCAGCATCTGCTGATGAAGCAATGGCTTTAATTTGTGAACCATTAGATAATCGTAAAGAGAGTTTATTATCTTCCATTGAGCCACCTTTTAACCAAGATGGAAGAAGGTCATGCATAACTCTTACTTTTGTTACTAAGTTTTTAGCAACATCTTGTTTTGTTGCAATTACTAATATATTAAAATCAGAATTAAACAACATACTCCAAAGTGAAAATCCTGCACAAAGAGTGGAAATACCTGTTTGGCGTGATTTAAGTATTATATTAAAACGATTATTTTTAAATTCAGTAAGGGTTTTTTCCTGAAATGGGTAAAGATGAAAAGGTATTTTACCTCTGACTGGGTGCTGAATCATGCAATACTTTTTGGAAAAATGTATAGGGTCTGCAGCACACTTTTTATATTCTTCAGCTATAATCTCTTTTAAAGATTTTTTTTGTGTTATTCCTAAATTCTGAGCCATTATTCGCTGGGTGGTTTTACTAAATCGTAATTTTTATCTTTTATTTTATCCCAAGCATCATTTCTCCATTTTATTGCTTGTTCTACTTCAGACTCATAAAATGTAATATCGGATAGTATTTCAGCTTTTAATTCGTCTACATCTTTTTCTAATACCCATTTTTCAAGTCTTCCATCTTCATGCACAAATTCGTATTCTTGCTTTGCATCTTTATAAGCCTGATGAAGTTGCTCTAAAATTTCTTTACCTCTTGAAATAATATTAGATAAAATTTTATAATGTTCATATTCTTCCCACAAACCATCCAATCGTATCAAAGTTTCTTTTTTACCTAAACAAGTAGCACAATATCCGGTTTTAGATATAAGTTTTTTATCTGCTCTACTTAATTTAATAGTACTACAATTTGGAGATTGACAGGTATTTAATTTAGATAAGTAATCTCTTACTTCGGCCATTGTTTCGGTAAGTTCATTAATTCTAACTTTTCCGTATTCAGTTTGTTCCCAAGTTTTTCCTTGCCCATCAGTCCAACGTTCACCTATATCTTTTTTTCTATTTGCTTCAGCTACTTTATCTGAATTTGCCATAGATATTGAAATATCTTTTTCATATTCACTACCCTGCAATACCATATTTACCAACTTTCTACGAGTTGGATGCATATATTTTTTTTGAAATTCCTTTGACATATTAATAGAAATATATTTGTATATATAAGTATATCAAAATTAAAAAAATCATTATTTTTCAAAGAAGATTCCTAAAATCTGATTTAATGGTGCAAATGCACCTGTCAGTTTATAAGTGTTTCCACCATATACAAATACAATACCCTCATTTGGTACAATCTTATCAAATCCGCCTAAAGCATTTAATCTCTGCAATTCTAATTTAAGTTTTTGTACTTGCTTAGGGTCACCACTTGCTTTTACCTGTTGTATAGTAGATTCCAATCTACTAACCATTTGTCTTTTTGCAGCTTTTGGATTTGCTGTAAGAACTGAACTCATAAACGAAAGAACTTCTGCCCCAACCCCTAAAAATATTTCTTCAAACTTCATTAGATTTTGTTTTGATATTTTTTGCTGGTCTTGCTTATCAGTCTGCTCAGCCCAAGCTTTTAATTTAACATCTTGAATTGTATTAATACGGAATGATTTATCACCAAAAGCCCATCTTTTGACTAATCCTATTTTTTCTTGTGTGTCTAATTTTTTTGCACTTTTTTCTACAAATTTTGTCCACCAAGCTTGATGATAATCCGCAACACCATCTGAATCTACTAAATTAAATTCAGACTGTAATTTAGAAATCATCGAAATATATTTTCCTTGTAATTTAGAAAGTTTTTCTGATTTTGGAAGTTTTTGCATTGGTGGTCCTTGTATTGTGTACTTAGATTGAACATGTCCATTTACCTGTTTAATCATACCAGCCAATATTTTAGCGGCTTGTTGATTTTCTCCAATTATATTTCCTTCTTTATCATATTCAAATGTTCCGTGAAATACTAGCAAAGGTTGTCCATAAGGAATTACGTTTACGGATGTTGGGTAAATTACTTCTAAGTTCATAAAACAACTACCACCTTTGAATATCATTTTACGTTGTGGCTCTGATAATGCTGATATTGCTTTTGATAAATCTGTCATTGCGAAATTATATGCATCTGTCAATCCACCCCTTCCTCCAAACTTTTGTGCAACTTGCCCAATAGTCATTGCACCTTCACCTTTATTTTTGAGATGCGATTTATTTCTTGCAGCAACTAATCTGCCATTTACCCAACTAATCGCCAATGCCTGTCCATCAGTTTTTTCTCTTGCTAATTCTAAATCACCATTTAAAGCTCTTACTACAATTTGTTTAAGGTCACCAAATGTTAATCCCATTTCAATATCAAATGGGTGTGCCATATGACCGTATGCACCACCTTCTAATAAAAGAGATTCATCAATAGGTTCATATTTTTCACTATCTTCTTTATCTAATTTGGATTTTAATTTCTTTACATCTTTTGGATTTGGTGCTCCATTAATATATCCATTCGGTAAACTTAAACCAACACCGGCTCCACCTGGCAATCCCATTTCATCCAACAAAGATTGTTCAAGTTCATCAATAATTTCGTTTATTTCTTCTTTTGATATTATTGTAGGTTTTTGATTTTTAGGTAGTTCCCAAAATCTTTTAGGTTTTTCTAAAGGAGTTTCT